ACACCCAATTCCCCCCTGACAGCCCTGACGGGCTGCCAGCCCCCGAGGGGGCCGATGACGTTGCCGCCGAGGCGGTCGTCGGGTCGGAGGGCGAGGTTGGCGAACGGGAAGCCGACGAGGGCGGCAGCAAGGGCTCGAAGGCAGCCAGGGCTCGCCGCATCCCGGCAGACTTCGCCGAGAGCCCGGAAGCCCTCGCCGTCTGCGCCGAGATGGGCCTGACCGGCGCCGAGGCGGCCGAGGCGCTGGCCGAGTTCTGCGATTTCTGGATGGCTGAGGGCGGCCAGCGGGCCCGGAAGCTCGATTGGCCCCGCACCCTCCGCAACCGCCTCCGAGAGGTTGCCCGACGCCGCCCGGCAGCCCGTGCCAGCCCGCACCGGCCCCGCTCCTCCAACGGCTACTTCGACCTCCTCCGCGACGAACTGGCAGGCTCCGATGACCAGCGTTCAGACCCGCAGCAGCGCCAGCACCTCCGTCTCGCCTCCGGAGCCCGCTAGCCGGCCGCTCCTCGACCTCGTGAGCCGGTTCCAGAACCGCCTCGAGGACGGCGACCGCCCTGGCCACAAGCTCATCAGCGCCGGGCTCGCCCCGCTGGAGCACGAGCGGGCCGCCCTGGAGGACCGGAAGCGCCACCTGAGCGCCAGCCTCGCCCCGGCGACCACGGACGAGGACCGGGCGGCGCTCTCCCGCATCGTCATGGCCCTGCTCGGCGGCTTCCCGACCTTCGGGGCTGACCGCGAGGACGCCAAGCTGACCGTGAGCCTCATCGTCCGCGCTCTCGACGACGTGCCGGTCTGGGCCGTGCAGCGGGCCGCCGGGCTGTTCCTGAAGAACCTGCAGAAGACGCGCTGGAACCCGGAGCGCGCGCCGACCGCGCCGCAGATCCGCGCCGAGGCGAAGCTCATCATGCTCGACGTCGAGGTCGAACTGCATCGGCTGGAACAGGTGCTCGGCGCCGAGATCGTCGACAGCGAGACCACCGAGGACGAGCGCAGGGCCGCGGTTGCTCACTGGAGCCAGCTGAAGACCGAACTCGGCCTGTCCAACGTCATCACCGAGCGCACGGACGACGAGATCGCCAAGGAGCGCGCCGAGCAGCTGCGCGCCAACGAGGCGGTGGAGCGCCGCGACGCCGAGGCCCGCGAGCGCGCCGGGCTCGCCCCGCGCAACAGCTTCGCCCCTCGCACGGAGACGGTCGAGTGATCTGCCCGAAGTGCACCAGCGACGACAGCCTCGTCATCGAGAGCCGCAAGAGCCCGCTCGGCATCCGCCGGCGCCGTGACTGCCAGGGCTGCGGCCACCGGTGGACGACCGTCGAGATCAACCGGGCCGATCTGATCCTGGCGGCGATCCGCGAGATCGACTGCGCCGGCAGACGCATCGACCGCCGCGCCGTCGCGGTGAACCCCCTCCCGTAGCGTACCGAGGACAGCCGCCATGTCGAAGAAGCGAGGTAACACCGCAGGAATGGTGTTCGAGGCGCGGCGCGTCATCGACCCGACCCGCTGCTGGTATGCGGTCAACGTGCTGACGGCGCGCGAGGGCGGCGTGGCGGAGGGCATCGAGGAGGCCGGCGGAGACGTGTGGCTGCCGAAGTTCCGCACCGTGGTTCCGCGCAGGGGCAAGCGTCACGAGGTCGAGCGGAGGTTCTTCCCGGGCTACGTCTTCGTTGGGCTTGAGAGCGCGGACGACATGCGCCGCGTCTTGCTCGACACCGACGGCGTGCTGGGCGTGCTCGGCAACCCGGATCCGGCCCGCATCCCGGCCGGTGTGGTGCAGGCCGTAGCCGACCGCCTGACGGGCAACGTCAAGTCCGAGCGGGTGCAGGCCGCAGCGCTCTACGTCATCGGCGAGATGCGCCCCGTGGTGTTCGGCCCCTTCGCCTCGTTCCTGGCTCAGATCAGCGAGGTGCTGCAGACTGGTCGCATCAAAGCAGAGGTCAGCATCTTCGGCAGAGCAACGCCCTGTGAGTTCGAGCCGCGAGACCTTGGCCCGCCCTTGACTTCGGCGAGCATGTGAACAACTTCAATTGCGGACGATCGGATGTGAGCAGCGCTCGACAGTGGGTGCGCCTGCCGACCCTGAGACGGATGCGAGGCCGCAGCAGGCCCGCCCGCCTCTCACCATTGGAAAGCTACGCCTTGAAGCAGCGCTATAGCCGCAGCGCCGAGGCGAACGCATGGCGTGCCCTCTACCGGCTGCCTCTCTGGCGTCACCCTACACGCGGGCTCCGAGCCCAGCAGCTCGCCAAGCAGCCCCTATGCGAGCGACACCAGCGCCGAGGCGAGATCGTTGCCGCTGACACGGTGAACCATAGGGTGCCGCACAAGGGCGACATGGCCCTGTTCAGCGACCCGGCCAACCTCGAAAGCACCTGCGCCGCCTGCCACTCCGGCCTCATCCAGTCGGAGGAGAGGCGAGGACACGCCATCGGGTGTGATGCGGGTGGACGGCCGATCGATCCGACGCACCCTTGGAACAGACGGTAGGGGCAGCGACAGCCGATGTTCACCGCTGACCAGATCGTCGCGCACTTGGTCGGCGACTACATCCTGCAGAGCCATTGGATGGCGACGGAGAAGGTAAGGAACAGCCTCGCCGCTGCGGTCCACGCCGTCACTTACACGCTGCCCTTCGCCTTCATCACGCTCGACCCGTTGGCTCTGGCGTTGATCGCGGCCCTGCACTTCCCCGTCGATCGCTGGCGACTGGCTCGCTTCCTCGTGTGGGCGAAGAACGGAGCCCGCGGCCCGGTGACAGCGACAGGCTACACCGACGATGTGCCGGCCTGGCTCTCTGTCTGGCTGCTCATCGTCGCCGACAACACGCTGCACATCCTCATCAACGGCGCGCTGCTGGCGAGCCTCGCATAAGGCTAGCCCCCTCTCTGACGGCACCGGGGGGTATCGAAACTCTGGGAGGCCGCGAGATGCGGACCAGCGCCCCTCCTCCCTTCGCATTCGAAGCAGTTTTCCGAAGGGGGGTTTCCCCCACCCCTTCGGGGTGGAGCCCTCAATGAGCGTGACGGCACTCGACGGCGGCGACGGCACTCCGCCCGAGCCGGACTGGTCGGAAATCTACGCAGACCCGTTGGATTTGGCCTTCGCGGCAGAGCAGTGGGGCGCGATCATCCGTGAGATGCGCGACCGCGGCATCCTCGCGGTGGCGAACGGCCACGCGGTCAAGCGTCTCGTCGAGTTCCGCGTGCAGTACGAGCGCGCCGCCAAGTACCTCGCCGAGCACGGTCCGGTCGTGAAGGCGAAGCGCACGGGCGTCCCGCAGATCAACCCGCATTGGACGATCATGCGGCAGGCCGACGAGGCGGTGGCGCGGGCAGAGGCGGAACTCGGCCTCGCGCCGGTGCGGCGCCAGAAGGCCGCGAAGGTCGAGCGGAAGGCCCGGCAGACGCGGGCGGCGGATGCCTACCTGAAGGCCGCGAACAGCGTCTGATCCTGCGATCACCGGCAAGGCAACCACCATGCGCGCACTCAGCCTCTTCCGCCGTACCAGCGACCGCAGCACCATCAACATCGCGTCGTGGCACTCGCCGCACTCGATGACGTGGCGGTGGCTGCTGTCGGTTGGCGTCCAGCGCATCGAGTTCGCCAAGCCCCGCGGCATGTGGGAGACGACTGGCCGCCACGTCTACCGGTGCGGCAGCATCGGGTCCGTACTCTCCGGCTTCGCCATGCGGGACAACAACGGCTGGCAGTTCGGGCTCACTCTGCTCGGCCTCCGCCTGAGCTTCAGCCAGCAGCGGCCCATGTGGTATCGCGACCTGTATGCGGCTGAGCGGGACCGTCAGTACGGTCTTCGACGAGCCGCATGAACTCCGCCGTTGGCCGCGACCCGACGACCGATTGGGCGCGGGACGTTGTCGACGGCCGCATCCTGTCGGGCGAACTCGTGCGGTACGCCGCCGAGCGGCACCTGCGCGATCTGAAGGACGGTCCGGCGCGCGGGCTGCACTGGCGGCCGGAGAAAGCGGCCCATCCGCTCGGGTTCTTCCCGGCGGTCCTGAGCATCACCGCCGGCGCGAAGGTCGGCGAGCCCTTCCACCCGCTGCCCTGGCATCGGTTCGTGATCGGATCGCTTTTCGGGTGGCGCAAGGACAGCGGCCGGATGCGCTTTCGGGCGGGCTGGCTGGAGACCGGGAAGGGGCAAGCCAAAAGCCCGCTGATGGCGGCGATCGGCCTCTACCTGATGGGCTGGGCCGGCATCCAGCGCTCGCAGATTTACGCCATCGGCCAGGACAAGGCGACGGCGAACGTGCTGTTCGGCGACGCGGTGGCGATGTGCCGGGCGCCGATCCCGGGCAGCGAGGACGAAACCGAGACCCTGGAGTTCCGGGGCGACGTCATCATCCGCGGCGAGGGCGACAACGCCTGGAAGCTGGAGCACCCCGACACGCAGTCGATGTTCCGGTCGCTCGCGAACGGCGAAGCCATCTCCGGCCCGCGGCCGACGGCGGTGCTCGCCGACGAGATCCACGAGTTCAAGGCCAACACGCCCATCGAGACGTGGCGGCGCGCTATCGCGAAGATGCCGGGCGACGCGCTGATGCTGTTGGGGACGAACACCCCGGCCAGCACGCAGATCGTCGGCACCGACTACAGCGAGTTTTTCCAGAAGGTCGCCCGCGGCGAGATCCGAGACGACGAGGCCTTCGCTTTCGTTGCCCGGGTCGACAAAGCCGACCGCGAGACGGTGTTCGAGAACGAGGCCTGTTGGCCGAAGGCGCTGCCGGCGCTGGGTGTCACCTTCCCGATCGAGAACATCCGGGGCGAGGTGAACACGGCGAAGCAGCTACTCTCCACCGCCTTGTCGGTGAAGCGGCTGTATTTCGGCATCCCGGTCGGCGCGACGGACTTCTGGATCGCCGAAGAGGCTTGGGCCGCGGTCCAGGGCGAGGTTGATCCGGAGGCATTGAAGGGCCGGCCCTGCTGGCTCGCCCTCGACCTGTCGAAGAAGAACGATTTGACCGCCCTGACGGCCGTGTGGGAGGCCGAGGACGGGCACCTCCACGCCCTCACCTGGTACTGGACCGTCAAGGAAGGCATCGCCGACCGGTCGCGCCGGGATCAGACGCCCTACGATCAGTGGGTGGAGGCCGAGCACCTGGCCGCGGTCGAAGGCGCCGTGATCGATAAGACCTTTGTGGCCGCGCAGGTGGCCCGCCTCGTCGCCGAGCACGACGTGCAGTTTCTAGCCTTCGACCCGGCCGGCATGGCCGACTTCATCGCGGCCTGTGAGGAGATCGCCCTGCCGGTGTGGCGCTGGAAGGGCGCCGAGGAGCCGCAGGGCGACGGGCTGAAGCTCGTCGCGCACGGCCAGGGCAACAAGGTCGCCTACGAAGACCGGCAGCTCGTTATGCCGCGGTCGATCGAGCGCCTAGAGGACCGGATCCTCACCGAGCGCATCACGATCGCGCACTCGCCCGTCACCTACGCCTGCGCGGCCAACGCGCAGATGCTGCCGGACGGTCAAGGCAACCGAGCATTCGACAAGCGCCGTTCGCGCGGCCGCATCGACGGGATCGTGACCATCGCGATGGCCGTCGGCGCGGCGACGAATGACCTGAAGGAAGGGGAGGCCGTGGACATGAGCGACTTCCTCAGCAACGCGGTCTTCGTCTGATGGCATTCTGGTCCCGCTGGTTCGGGAAGGGCCTCACCGCCCGCGACAAGGCGCTCTAC